AACAGATGTATTAATTCCAATGAAACAAAGAAAAGAAGCAGTAGATAAATTGCAAGAATTATATCCAAATTATTTGCAAAACATAACTGATGAAAATATATTAAATGGAAAAGCAACAAATCAATACTACGCATTAAGAGATGCAATATTGGCTAAATATACAGTACAAGCTATATCTGATAAACTTGCAGAAAACTCAAGAGAAAGGCTAGAAGATTATATGAGTTTACAAAATAAGTTAATAGAGTCTGAAAAAGCCGTAAGCGATGCTTTAAACGAAAACAACGGGTACAGAAAAAGATTTGTGGATTTTGACAAAAACGGCAGAGCTTTAAGAATAAAACAAGGATACGAAGAACAAGCCGCTTTAAGATGGTTAAATTCAACATTAAATGAAAGAAACAGAATACAAAGAGATATTTCGCAATTTAATAAAGACGCTCTAAAAGAAGATAGTTTGTTGATTAGAACTCAATCGGAATTAATGAAACAATCTAGTTTATTAAATGTAGAAAAAGAAAAAGAAACAAAAGTAATAGAAGAAAATACAAACGCAAAAGAAAAACAAAACGAAATATTTAAAATTGGTACTGAAAAATGGATTAAAGAACAAATATCAGTATTAGAAGAATTAAGGAGTACAAACGATACTACAACAGAAAGTTACAACGTATCTACAAAAGCAATAGAATTTTATAACCAATGGTTAGAACGTTTAAAAGGCACTACTAAACAAGTTAAAGAAGAAACAGAAGGGGTTTCTATATCTTTAAAAGATTTAGCAGATGATACGGCACAAGTTGAGGGAGAGTTTGCAGAATTAAACGCTTTAACTTACTTTGATGATTTTAAAAATAGTTTCATTGATTCATTCAAAGATAATAGCGGTTTTGGTAAATTATTCGATTTATTAGCTACTGATTTAGAGAAATTCAAAGGAGATGCAAAAGCTACTGCATTGGCAGTTAGTGATGCTTTTCAAGAAGCATTTAATACTATTGCAAACGCTAATCAGCAAAACTTTGATTTAGAGTATAATCTAAACGAACAACGATATCAAAATGCTTTAGCTTTTGCCAATGGTAACGCAGAAGCAGAAGAGGAGTTGGCACATGAAAAAGAACGTAGAGAAAAAGAAATAGCTAAAAGAGAGGCACAAGCTCGTAAAAAGTTGGCTTTATTTAATATTACAATTGATGGTGCTCAAGCGTTAGTTGCAGCGGCACCAAATCCTTTTCTTATGGCTTTAGTAGGTGCTTTAACAGTTGCACAATTAGCATTAGTTTCCAGCCAACAAATACCAGAATTTTGGAAAGGTACAGAAAACGCACCCGAAGGATGGGCAAAAACAGACGAAAGAGGTGCAGAAATTCACACCGATAGTAAAGGTAACATTAAAGATATAGGAAGCGACAAGGGTACAAGAGTTAAGTATTTGAGTAAAGGCGATAAGATTATTAACGCTCAAAAGACAAAAGAATTACTATCTTTGTCAAGTTTCAATAAAGAATATAACGACATGTTATTCAGAAATCAAATATTACCACCAATTATAATGAATAACTCTAATAATATTGATTTATCAGGGGTTGAAAGCAAACTTGATAAATTAGTAAACAAAAGCGAAGTTACAATAGTTGATGATGAAAATGGAAGACGTTATTTTGAGAAAACTCAAAACAGTAAAATGGAACTAAAAAATAGTAGAATTTTTATAAAATCAAGAAATGTCAGAGCATAAATTCAAACATTATTTAAGATTTAATGATTTGCCATTAATTGGTACAATAGAAATTTCAGAGCCGTTTAAGTTTGACGGCTCAACTATTTCAGTTGAACAAGAAAAAGGTAGGCACTCACGAACTTTAAATATTTTCAATGCAGATACTTCTTTAGAGTTAAACCGTTCTAACTTTGAGTTATTACAAAATAGTCAAATTCTATCCGATGGCACTATTTTTAATTATGCAAGTCAAGGCTTTGATTATGTTAAAAACGAAATTAATAAAAAAGGTTTTGAAGTAAATATCGAGTATGTTTTAGAGTTTGAAAACAATTTATACAGTACAGGAAAGTTAGATAGTTTAACTTGGGAGATTAGAAAAGATACTATTACTTTTAATATCGTTCAAAATACTTTAATGAAGATAATTAAAGTAAATGAAGATATTCTAATCGATGCTTTTAACGACAAAGATTTAGAAGGTAACGATATCGAACCATGTCAAACGCATGATATTTTTTTAAAGGCTAAGCCATTGTTAAAAAAATCCACTTTAGAATATCCAAGTAGGGTTTGGGCAACTGGTGGTATTCAAAATATAATTTATCCTAGAATACAAACTTATTTTTTAGTACATATAAATTTAATAAATGCTGGTATTTCTAAAAGTTTCACACCTTTTCAGCCATCTACACAATTTATAGAAAATACAGTACAAGAGTTTAAAGTAATAGAAGCAGTTGATACTTTTTCAGAATTTAAACTTAATTTATCAAACCTAAAATTTACATACAATCATGTCGTTAATGATAATGCAGATACTGGAGGAGGGACTAAATCATCTTTAGAATTAAAAATGTATATTTTTCCTTCAAATTACGATTCGGGTTTTCCTTTTGACCCTTATTTTGGTTTAACTAAATACAGTCTTTTTTATCATCAAAATACAGAAGATTTTAATGTAAGCACTTCTTTTGATGAAAATATAGAATTAACAATAAATGAGGTTATCAATTCAGGCGATAAAATAATTATATTTTATGAAGCAGATTTAACTTCAAGAACATCTGATGTAGATTATTTAGATTTATCAAGAAATACGCATTTTATTTTTGAAAGTGGTAAATTAGATATACAAGTAGTATCTAACGCAGTATCAACAGTAGTAAAAGGTATTAGATTAAGCGATTTGATGCAACACCAAGCGAGAAGTGTAGGATTTACGTTAAGCGATGCAGTTTTTGGAGTTGGAACGGAATACTATAATAACTTTGTTATGAATGGTAGAATGTTAGGAAACTTTAATAATTTACCGTTTAATAACAAGTTTAAAGATGTTTTTCAAAGTTTTTGTGATGAGGCTTTTGCAGACTATCAAATTAATGATACAAACGTAACGATTAATAAAATAAATGAATTTTATAATGATGTAGAGTTAGCCGTATTTGAAGAAATTCCATCTTTAAGTAATACTGTAAAGCCAAATATTGATTATGCTTTAAAACAAATTGAAATAGCTTTTAAATCCTCAAGTGATAGTAGAACAGGCAACGCAGAAGATACTATTGACGATGTGCATACATCAATGCAAGTTAATTTTCCAAGCGAAAATACAGACGGAATATTAAAGTTAGATTTTAATCATATAAGGTCGGCTCAATTAATTGAAGAACAAAGAAGAAAAGGAAATGAAGTTGAGCAAAAAACTAAAGCATTAGAAAATGATGAGAAATTATTTGTTATTGACTGTATCGAAATTCCAGTCGGACAAACTAACGAGTTTTCACAGTTTTTAAGCTATCAAATTACAGTTCCAAATATTTTAAAGGTACTTTCAAACGGTACTTTTAACTGGAATAATTTAGGTATGGTTGTCGGACAACAAGTTTCCATAAAAGTAAACAATGTAGTTACTTTATTTGAGGTTCAAGAGTTAACAGAGTATATTGCTACCTTTGAATATTTAAACAATTTTCCTACTGTTAATGTAATTGAAGAAGGTTTATTAGTTTTTAATTATGTTTTAATTGGGGTTAATTACACCAATAGAACAAATGAGGGTTTTAGTTTAATTGAGGGCGTTGAGAATCCACAAAACTATTCTAATTTAAAATTTACACTAAAAAGAATATTGAATAAATGGAGTAGTATTTTGTCTATTGCAAGTCAGTACTTACCAAATAAAGAGTTAAAAGTTACTGAAATTAAGGTTAACAATAAATTAGAAACTCGTTTAACTTCGGAAACTGAAACGGTTGTTGATTTTGAACCAATATTAACAAATGATATTATTAACGATAAGTTTTTAAACGGAAAAGTTTATACTTACAAGGTTTTTAGTAGATTTGATAGTATGTTAGAATTGGCTAATAATGTGAGAAATACTGCAGGATTTGTTAGAATATTAACAAGTGAAAATGAAGTTGTGAAAGGATTTATCAATAAAATGAATTATAAAATTAATAGTCAAGAGTTAGATTTAACTTTGTTTGGTAAATACGAAAATGATGTTATTGAACTATCAAATTATATTTCACAAATTGGAACATTTGAAGTGATTAATGACTTTGTAACAATTTACGATGTTAATGGATTGAAATTATTTAATACTAATTATTTGACTAATTTTAGCATAAATGAAAATGTTTATACTGATGAAGTCGAATTTTCAGAAAATTTATTAACTTTGCTAACATGAATTACATAAGTCCAATACGTTTACAAAATACTTTAAGTAAAGCACTTGATTTGAGGTTAAATCAAAACGCTGAAATAGGCTATTTCGACCAAGTTGTATTAAGTCCTAATGAAATTTATTATCAAATTACTAATAGTGATGTTAATATTGTTTTCAATGGTAATTATAAAGTTTATGTAGCTGATTTATGTGGTAATAATTTACTTGAAATTACTGAAAAGGTTTTTATTGAAGAGCAAACAGATAGTAAAGGTATTAGACAAATAGGGTTTGAAATTGTAAATATTGGAGAGGATTTTTATTTTGAAGAGCTTCTTTTAAAGTTTGT